TTCTGCGTTTGTGGACATTTGAGCCTCCTGGTGAAGAGCGCGGGATTGCGCCCGTGATTAATGATACCATACCCAACGGGGAAATCAACTAAGCAATGCTCTCCCCATGCATCTCTTTCGTGCCCCCAAGGCCGATCGGGCGCAGGGTTTCCCCTGACGCCCACCCGCCCGCCCAGGTTGGAGGCTCATTTCTTTCCTGGACTTGGCCAAGCCACGCTTGACCTGCCCGGGAAGGGCTCCCTCGTGAGGAACCCTCCCGAGGCAGGCTACGCAGCCATCGCCGCTTCTAGCACTGCGTCGGCGTCCACCTTCGCGGTGGAGGACAGCCGCTCCTTCTCCAACCGGTCGATGATCTTGCCAACTTTGGTAGCGGGGTTACGGAAGCTGTCGTATAGGTCCTTCCGGGAGAGCTTCTCTCCCTTGAGCTTCGCCGCTTCCAACATCCCGTTGAGGAAGGCCTTGACGGAGGCCTGGTCCTTCCCGGAGGCTTCCATGAAGGCTTTGATCACGATCGAGGCGCCAGAGAAGCCATCTCCCTCGCGGCGGGTGGACCACTCACCCTTTTGGATCGTCTCATCCAAGTCATCACACGCGATGACCAGGTCTTCGTCCGCGAGGGGCTTGCTCGCGGGGGAGGCCAGGCAGTCACCGTACTTCTGGCTCCCGCCGTGCCCCGCGAACTTCGGGACGAGGCTCAGCGGTTGAATGTACGTGCGGGTGTCCCCAGTGATGAAGTCCATCCGGACGCCGATCGCGCCTTGCTGCAACACCAGCATCTCTCCGTCGAGCTGGACCTTGGATTCGTCGATCACTATCTCTTTGTTGACTCGCGAAGTCCCTACGAACTCCACAACCCGACCGTCCGTCAGGGTAACTTGCTTCACAACTCGCTCTTTCTTCTGAACTTCTGCCATCACAATCTCCTGAAAGGTGCCGTGTCTTGTTAGGGGTGCACGGCGTTTGACCCCATGAGGCGATAATGCCCTAACGGCGGGCGGATGTCAACTCAGTTCTGCGTGCTCGCGCAACACCTTGAGGAGCCGCGCGTACTCTTGGCTATTCTTGATCAGCTCTTTATAGTCCTCTCCGAGGACCTCATACGTGGTCCAGCGAGCGTAGCAAGCCTCGCAGCGATAGCGGCGGTAAGTCGGCCATTCTCGCGGGCGGCTGTCTGTGCACTGGGCATAGCCCTTCTTCCTGCACTCCGGGCAGATCTTCTGACTCGTGTTCATCCCTCTGGCCTCAGTGCGGCAGGATCAGCTTACTCGGCTGGTCTCCCAGGGAGGTTAGCTGGACCGCGCGCGTGATGTCTTGCTGGCACTCCCGAATGTCCGCGATGGGCCAGCCTTTGGCTTCAGCTAACTGCGCTGCGATCGTGTTGATTAGTTGGTCCAGGATCGCGAACTCGCGGGCGGCTGCTCGGTCGACCTTCTCCGCGATGGGCCGCTTTGAAGGTGCAGCCGCTATAGTCTGCAGCGCGAGCCCAAAGGTGCTGCGGAGCGCATGGAGCCCTCCCCCGATGAGCCCTGTCGTGTTGCAGAACGCAAAGAGTTCTGCTCCCCAACGCTGCGCTACGGGTCGCAGCTCCGGCGGGAGAGAAGCCAGGAAGGCCTCCTCTGGTGTCGCTTCGCCCTCAGGTGCTGCTTGCCCTGCCTCATCGTCCTGCATCTTCGCCTCCTAAAGAAACGTGCTCTGCGCCTAACAACTCTTTTGCTACGACTTCATACGCTGTTGCTCTAGCGAGAGTGTGTTTAAGCACTGCTTGCATTACGTTGATTTTCTCCATCTGATTTACAATTCCTCGAAGTGTCTCTGCCTCTCTGGCACAATACTCGCCAAAGCGTTTCGCTTCTTGCTCACTCAGTAAGAGTCCCATCTTCGCCTCCTTGGTCTGTCGGTAAGTCCTTCAACTCCGCCAGCACCCTCTCAAGGCTGGCGGCTGCATCTTCCCTTGGCTGCGTAGCAGCCTCTTCACTGAGCCACGCCCAGGTCTCCCTCCGCCCTATCCTGGCCACCGTTTCCGCGGCACAGCCGTAAACCTGCGCGATCCCCCGCGCGGTGAAGCGACCTGTGTCCCACTTCGCGCGGATAGCGAGGACCTCGGCGGGGGTTAGCTGTCGCTTGTCAGCCACCTTGCCCCCTTTCCCGCTCGATCTCCCGGAGAATCTCTTGGGCCACCCTAGCATTATGCCTCGGCGGACATCCCTGCTCTGCCCACACGATAAGCGCCTCAAAGCGCCCCTCGTCTAAGATCCCTGCAGCCTCTGTGTACTCACGCAGAATGTTAGTCAAGATCCGGCGGGAGTCTCTGCCTTCTAGCGAAGCGTTTGACTCAAGCGCTATAGCTACCAGCCCAATCGCCGCCTCTGCCTTCTCTGCGCGTGTTGCTTCATCTGACTTGACAATCCTTGCAACACGCGTGATGATATACTGCATAAAGCGTTTCTCCAACTCCTGTTCTATCCCCATTTCATTACCTCACTCGCTTAAGCCGAGGTTCGACCTCAAGCAGCACCCAGTAAACGAAGCGGCGTGTTTCCCATGTCTCCGCTGGCGCGCGGTCGGCCCTTACCCAGACCTGCCGGCACACCGCACTCCGCTTGTCGTGGCGATTCACCGCAAAGTACCATTGTTTCATCTCAAGCCACTCCTTTCTTGCCTAACCGCCTCGCGGCTACGCCTTAGAATCCTGTTCCAAGCTCCGTCGTGTCTTGCAGGCGTTGACTGCAATAAAATCCTCACCGTCTTCTCTGGCGGCCAGCCTGTCTTACTCGCTTTCACAACCAGCCATTCTAAGATTGCGTCTTTGCTACACCCAGATATCCTTACCAAGACATCGAGCTTCTCTTCCATGCTGTATTTCATCTCAAGCCTCCTTTACCAAGGGACTATTCCCTTGGGTGAAGGAACCTCCTCGCGGAAGTCCTTCACCCAAGAGCTAGGCTTGCTCTGCTATCCCCTGTTGCCTGGCCGTTTCCGCCTTCATCAAAGCGATGTTCGCCTCGGTCAGAAGCTCCCTAAGCGGTCCTGTCGGCGTCGCTAGGATAAGCCAGTCTATTGCTTGCTGCGCCTCGTACATCCTTCTGTTCCACTCATGCACTCTGTCTTTCATCTCAGAGCCTCCATTTACCTGAGTGCGTTTCCCTGGGTCGCACCCTCGCCCATTTCACCCATCATCCCATATCCGCGGGCGGGTGTCAACACAGTTGTGCGCTCCCTTCCCGCACCACCACCCCTCCCCCCACCCCTCCCCCAACAACACACACCCCCCCGTCTATCCCCGTCCAGGTACGCCAGACTGGGGCACCTCTCCGGGGATTTCCTCTCTCCAGTTCCCTTACCACCACAGTCCCTTTCCCTCTACTTAAAAAAAGTAAAAAAAAATAAGAAGAAGAGAAGAGGCTTTGAAATTCCCCGGGAGTTTGCCTCAGTACCACGTTATTTTGACGAGAGAGAGGGGGGGGGGCCTGTTGTTGTTGTGGTGGTGGGGGTTGTTGTGGTCCCCCACCTTCGACCCCGCGTCCCGCGCCCTCCCCGCTCCTTCAAGCCCCGACCCCTCCCGGCACGCGCTCCGCTAGCTCGCTCAGCCAGGCGTCAGGCTCTTCCCTCTGCACTTGGATTGCTTGTATCAGGAAACTCAGCGGCCGTCCACTTGGGCTCTCCCCTCGCTCCACAAAGAACACCCACTCAAGCCCTAGCTCCTCTGCCCGTGCCCGCGTGAGCCTACCCCTTCCCTGCGCCAGCCCGAACCCCTTCCCTGCTCGCCACCTTCGCGAAATCTCTACGTCGTCTAGGCCACTGGCCAGTACCATCGCATCACGCGCTGTCAAATACCGCCTTCTCCGTGTCATTTCGAGCCCCCCGAAATCCTGGTCAAGGCGCCAGGGGAGAGGGGTTCTCCCCTCCCCGCTGTGCCCTTAGTGCTGTTTCACAGCTGCCGCTACCTCTAAACCAAGATTCAACGTCGGTCCGAACCACATGCTTCGACGCGTGTCTTTGTACACATCGACCACGTATCCTGTTAGCGTGGGCAGCGCGCTCCACGCATACGCATTACCTCTATACACTGCGAACCCCTCGAAGCGAGGATCGCTTTCCGTGTCTACCCCAGTGAGTGTAACAGTCATACGCTCGCCTGTGAATAAGTTTTTCATTTCGGGCTCCTAAGCTTGCTCGGGCTGTACCGTTGCCGTAAATATACTAAGACCCGAGGATGGGAGCGTCCGTAGCTCTTCTGCGTCTAGCTCTTTGTACCTTCCAAAAGTTCCCCAGGCACTCTCTGCAGCGACCAGTGCCATTGTGCTATCGGCGTCAAAGGCAACTATTCCTATAAACTCACCTATGCTGTTCTTGACTAAAAACGCGCTTTGCTGGATCTTCATTTCGAGCCCCTATAAATCGCCTAGAACGCCCCAGGCTGCCCACGCGAACCCGCGTGCTAGGGTAGCCCGTTTCCGAGCTACCCTAACCCGCTACTCGTCGTTTAACAAGGCGTCTAGCGCATCATCCGCCGCGCGTGCTGGTGCGCGTTCGGCTTTAATCTCAGCCAATGCCATTTGCACCGACCGCGCTTGTGCGAGGTACCGCAAGTTCGCCTCCACATCCCCCCCGCGCTCGCGCACGCTCGCCTGGACGAGTTTCTCAACGCCCGCTTCATCCCGCTTCGTCGCTCGCCCGATTGCTAGGCGGATATCCGTCAAGCTCTCAACCCGAGGCGCACGCGCTGCCCGCTCCGGCGCAACCGTCGTAGCTCCGCTGTTCAAATGCTCAACCTTCCGCGACATCCTCTCCCATTTCATCTGGTTCCGCACGGGTTCGGGGATGATCGCCCCGTCCTTGTCCGTCCGTCCAATCGCGGCGGTATCTATGACCATTACCTGGCTATACCCTGCTACCAAGGCGCGCGCGTTGTTCTCTGCGCTCGTTGAGTCCAGCCTCAACACGATCGGCTGATCAATCCCCGCTACGCGGTAGGTGACCGTGTTCGCTTCCGCGTCGTGCGTGTAAACAACTGTTTGGTTCGATTTCATTTGAGCCCCCATGTTCGGCGGACCATTCCGCCATGCCTGATATGTAGCAATGCGCGTGCCACATGCCTGCCCACACCTAACCTATTGATTCCATGGAGTTCCCCCATGGCACGCTAGTTGCTAGGCCAGTCGAAATCTCGCCACCTACGTCGAAACGTCGCCAGCCCGCGCCTAACCCGTTGAATTTATTGCCTAACCTGCATCACGGGGGTGTCGAAATCTCGCCAGCCCCTGATGTGTTGCGTCCACGCAACTGGTTGAGGCGTGTTGTTGCGGAAATGCCATGCATCAAGCTATCCCGGATTGTGAAATCTCTTGGTGCGACGCAGCACCGTCGGACGGTGGCGCACCATGAGAGTGCATTCCGCCAGCCGCCTCACCATCCCACGATGTGAAACCCACCTGGTGAAACCAAGCACCACCATCCGGGACGCTCTGTTGCACCGCACCACCAGCCCCCGTGACCCGTCCGCGCCGTCCGCCTCACTTTCGAGGGGGTGGGGGGCAATTCCAAGGCGAGAAAAAAAAGACGAACACAGTCTGCTGTGCTGCGCCGTTGGGGATAATTCCCGGGGGATACCATAGAATACTCCCCGGTGGTTTCCCCTCGCGCCACGTCCCCGCTTGCCCCCGCCCGCCCCCTCGCGTACAATTCCGCGATAGGTCAAGGACCAAGGGGCACAGATGGAACTTGGGGAATTGGTGAGCGAGGGGAAGCCCGGTTTGGCGAAGGTTCGGTATAGTCACCTCGATATGATTGATACGCTGATCTCGCAGCCGTGGGTGAGCCAGAACGACCTGGCGCTGCGCTACGGGTATACGCCAGGGTGGGTTAGTACGGTGATGGCGAGTGACGCTTTCCAAGCGGCGCTGGCAGCCCGCCGCGAGGAAGTAGTCAACCCCGCGATGAAGGCCTCGCTGGAGGAGCGCTTCCGCGCGGTTACGGTGCAGAGTTTGACGAGGCTGGCGGAAGAGCTGGACAAGCCAGTGTGCAGCCCGAATGTGATGCTGAGGGCGGCGGAGTTAGGGGCGAAGAGCCTCGGCCTGGGGGGCCACGCTCCGCCGCCGCCCGCTCCTCCGGGGGACAGCTTGGCGAGGCTGGCGGATCGCTTGATCGCTCTGCAATCGAACGTGCGCCAGGGCACGACGTATGAGGGGCGGGGGGAGCCGGTGCTGGTCGAGGGGGAAGACACAAGCCGATGAGTTACTCGCTAAACAAAGACGAGAAGAGGCTTGACTCGGGGTGCGAACGCTTGCGGGACTGGATAGAGGATCGCTGGCTGTATGCCGGGTGCTTTAATCGAAGAGCCGTAAATCTTCCTGTGTTAGGTACATTACGTGCACAGACCTTTTCTGTTATGGCAAACACAGAACAGGACGCGGTAAACTGGATGCTTGCAGAATTTCAAAGCCTTGCAAAGCGCTTTCCAGAAGCAACACATGTAATGTGGCGCTGTGAGCCAGAGTGGAGGACCGAGGAAAGTGGTCGTGGCAATCTGTGGCTTCGCCTGGCTCTCTTTAATGCTGCTGGTCAGGTTTTACTTGATCACGAGAAAAAAGAGTGCCAGCCGGCTTATGACCCTTCGTGAGCTTTTAGTGGCCGCCCGTAAGCGTCCGCCGCTCCCCCGTGGCCCGGTGAAGAAGCCCGGGCGCAGCCGTCCTGGGAAGCGAGGCGGGCGGTGAGCGGCCTGGACCAGGCGATAGTCCAGATGGAACTCCTCGTGGAGGGCTTTGGCCAGGGAACTACGGGCGCGCCGAAGCCGGGGACGGCAGAGTGGTTCCTCCTCCGGGCGCACGCCCTGGGGCTCTCTAGCCTCCGGCGGATGCAGCAGCTCGATGTGGCTAAGGACCCGGCGGCCGCCGAACGCTTCTACCGACGGTGCAGCCACGACTTTAAGCGCCTAACCGTCCCTGACCCCGTGCAGGTTGTGAAGGACCCTGCGTGATCCGGGTCACGTTTAAGCCGCTTGCCGTCGGCGAGATCCGGAAAGAGACCTTCTCGTTCCTCAGTGCTCTCGCAGTGGGCGAGACGATCTCGACGCAGAGTGTGGTTGCCTCCGTCTACAGCGGCACGGACGCTACCCCCTCTGACCTGGTTAGTGGCTCGGCCAGCGCTTCGGGGGCGGTCGTAACCCAGGCGCTCGATGGCACCGCTGCCGTCCTCGGCGTGATCTACCATCTCGTCTGCACTATCACGACCTCCGCCTCGCAGACACTCCAGGCGGGTGGCTACCTCGCAGTTGTGCCTGACACACCCTGATGTCCAACACGAACCGCCCGCACGGGTTTCACCCAGTCTCCTACCTCAACGGGGCGCCCTGGAACGGGCAGGCCCGCACGTACTACATCCCAGCGGGGGACGGTGACGCTTACTTCGCAGGGGACCCGGTTAAGACGCAGGCAGGCGCCTCCGCCGGGATGGCTGCCGGGCAGATGTCGGTGGGAGTGGCCAGGGTAGCTAAAGCGGCTGGAACCGACGTAGTGCGGGGTGTGGCGATTGCCTTCGGCGCAAACCCCGCGGACCCTTCGGCTAGCAGCATCCCGGCGGTGAAGCGCAGCTCCTACCTCGTCGCTGTGGTGGATGACCCTTTGGTACTCTTCGAGGTCCAGGGAGATAATGAGGGTATTCTCGAAGCGACGGTGATTGGCAAGTTCGCCAGCTTCAACGTCGCGACGCCAGACTCCGCCGGGTTCAGCGCCAGCACGCTCAACACCGCGAGTATCGACAGCGACTCTGGGCTTCCCCTCCGCATCCTCGGCCTTGCGAGCGGAACTTTTGGCCCCTACTGCCGCTTCCTCGTGGTGTGGAACTTGCACGAGCTGCAGGGCGGTACGACGACGGAAGCAGTGGTGGGGGACCAGGCAGCGAACACTGTGTACGCTGGCCCAGAGAGCGGGGCGGATGACGCTCCGGAGTTTCGGGAACTTGTTCTGGAGGACTTGCCTAGCGAGGTTCAGACCCTCGTCACTTCGCCGGTGGCTGGCGGTCGTGTCGCGGCGGATGGAACGTTGCTTGCATCGACAGGCCTGGTTGGTGCGGACCGTGTCGGCCTTGGCGACTACACCGCCACGATCGACGGCACAGCGCAGACGATTGGCGGCTTCATCCAGATGTGGCCGGTTGCGACGCCTTCAGGGCAGTCAGGGGATGGCGGATTGGGGATTAGCGCGTTCAAGGCTTACAGCGGCAATGCGGTAGCAGAGACGGACGCCACAGATCAAATCCAGTTCTATCGCTCCTCTGTATACAACAAAGTCTATGCGCTTGGCACCGCCACTGACAACATCTGGATTCATGACATTGATGACTGGACTGCAACGGCTACCCAGGAAGATCCTGGATCTGACCCGATTCGTACCGCCGGCCAATCAGGAGCTATGGACTACGAAGGTGAGGTTATTTGGCTCTCTGGTGACTCCACTCCATATTCAGTTCGCGCCTATGTCATAGCCACTGACACGCACGTTGATTTTAGTACTACAGCGGATCACATTGTCATGGGAGCTAGGGACGGAAACCTCATGGTGCACGAGGGTAGTAGTACTAAGTCGTTTCTCCCTAACTTAGGGACGTCGGCTATGGGGTCTGCCGTCGATACCTGGGCGATTGACACCAATAACTCGATTGATTTAACTGTTACGTGGGACAAGAACTCTTACGGTTGGACTTGGGCTAGCAACAATCTTTACGCGTTCCAGTTTGGAAACGCAGTATTTGACACGCATGCGTTTCCGTATGAGATAGATGCATCCGGGTCAGTCCTACAAGTTAACCAGGGAGATTGTCCGCCTGTTTATGACTCTTTGCGCCACGCGCTTCTAATATCACTGCGTCGAGATGCCTCTACGATTCAACCTGGAATATGGCGCTATTCTGGGTGGGTTCCAGGTGTAGATAATTCAGGCCACTGGGAACGACTTACTTCTGGCCACAGACACCTTTCAATTGTCCATGATCCGGTGATGGATCTCATAGCGGCAGTGAATTATTACGAGGAAGACGAGGTATATCGATACACGGCACAGGACGGCCTATTAATCGACACGGTGTCAGTTGGAGACACGACTGCTCCGGACAACGAGCAAGTAGATTATGACCTTGATCAATCACGGCGGTGCTTCTATCTAGATAACTCTTTCTACATTGGAGGCGCAAAAGGGGCGACACACTACATCATCAGAATCGACTACAACGGCGACGAAATAACCGACATCAGCGGATCTGGTGTGGCCGCGGTATCCAGCGTCCTAGTCGCGCAGACCAGCGTCATCAACGCCACGACGGCGGGCATTCAGATCTACCGCGTTGGCGGGTCGGATCCTCAAGTACGGGCGGACGCGCAGTTCAGCGTCCACATAGGCTTCAAGTAATGGAACACCGCCCAGTCAAGCTAACGGCCGACCTCGTCGAAGCCCTCGCGGGAGTCTTCCTCTCCCCTCGCTACGACGAGCCACGGCCTACGCCGCCCTTCCACCGGGAGGCCTGGGAACTCTACTGCAGCCCCCACACCCAGGTCGCCTGCATCGCTCCCCGTGACCATGCGAAGTCAACGGGCCTGACCTTCGACTATGGGCTGGCGGAGGTCCTCTTCCGCACAAGCGACTACGTCATCATTATTGGAAGCACGGAAGACAAGGCCGGCGAACAGCTGGGCAACCTCTCTGACGAGCTTCACGATAATGAAGAGCTTCGGCGGGAGTTCGGCGTGAAGAGCTTCGAGTCGGACACTAAGCACGAGATTATCGTGCGGATGCAAGATGACTGGCGCTTCCGCATCCTAGCCCGCGGGGCAGAGCAGAAGATCCGGGGCTCTCTTTGGAAGGGCAAGAGGCCAAACCTCATCATCTGCGATGATATGGAGGACGATGAGCAGGTTGAGAACAAGGACAGGCGGACGAAGTTCCGCCGGTGGTTCTTCCGCGCGGCGAAGCAAGCTCTCTCCCAGAGCGGCAAGATCCGCGTCCACGGGACGATCCTGCATGAGGATAGCCTCCTGAGCCGCATCCGGCGCATGAAGAGCTGGAACCACGTGTTCTATAAAGCGCACAACAGCTTCGACGACTTCGGCGGCCTCCTGTGGCCCGAGCGCTGGACGGAGGAGCGGCTTCGCCTCCGCCGCCAGGAGTTCATCGAGGACGGCGACTCTGGGGGGTACAGTCAAGAGTTCCTCAACGACCCGCAGGACAACAGTGATTCGTTCCTTCGCAAGGACGACTTCATCCCGATGACGGATGATGATGCGAAGTGTTGGAAGACAGTGCATGCCGCCGCGGACTTCGCCGTCTCCAAGGCCGACATGGCTAACCGGACTAGCTTCACCGTCGGGGGGAAGTGTGTGAGGAACCTGCTTCACTTCCTCGACTTTCGTGTTGGGCGGTGGGACCCAGTGGAATGGATCGAGGAAATGTTTTCGATCCAGAAGCGGCACAGCCCAGAGGTCTTCTGGGTTGAGGACGGCGTGATTTGGCAGGCGGTGAAGCGTATCGTCTTCGAAGAGATGCATAAGAGGGATATCTGGATCAACATCGAGGCGGTCCCGAGTATCCGAGACAAAGCGACAAGGGGGACGAGCTTGCGGAAGCGGATGCGAGCTGGCGGGACGCGGTGGAATACGCTGGCGGAAGGGTACGAAGACGCGCGGGCGGAGATGCTTCGCTTCACCGGGAATGCCGCCGCCCGCTTGGATGACCAATTCGACTCCGCCGCCCTCCTCAGCCTCGGCTTCGATCGCTCTGCCGTGGTGGAGGAGGAGGATGAGATCCCTGAGGAAGAGTGGATGATGCGTCGGGAAGATCCCCGGCGGAGCGATGGTCGCAGTTTGGTAACCGGCTACTAACATGCTTGAGTTGAACAAGTACATCAAGTTGGACGAGGACGCGGTGAAAGCTGCGAACCTGACCTCACGGTTTAGCCAGGAGGACCTCACAGCGATCGCGGATGCTGTCTGGGAGGGGTACCAGCGGGATTTGAACTCCCGGGCGACCTGGGAAGCTCGCACAAACGCTGCGATGGACCTCGCGATGCAGATTGTAGGGACGAAGAACTTCCCCTGGCCGGGGGCTAGCAACGTCGCTTTCCCTCTCGTGACCATCGCCGTGATGCAGTTTCACGCCCGAGCCTACCCGAACTTGATCTCCGGCAGCAATGTGGTCAAAATGCGGGTCCTGGGGGAAGATCCAGAGGGCGAGAGGGACGCTGTAGCCCGGCGGATCTCCTCGCATATGTCTTACCAAGTCCTAGAAGAGGACGAGGGTTGGGAACCTGGGATGGATTCCCTCCTTATTAACTACAGCGTCGTGGGAACGGCGTTCAAAAAGGCCCGCTTTAGTGGCTCAAAGAGCCATAATGTCTCAGAACTCGTCCTCGCTCGCGACCTCGTGGTGGATTACTGGACGCAAGACTTCGAAAACTGCCCCAGGAAGACACACGTCATTCCCTTTTTCCGGAATGAGATCTGGGAACAGGTCAAGCGCGGCGTTTTCCGGGACGTTTTGGACGAAGCTTGGTATCAACAGCCGCCCGCGCCTCGCTCCAGCACGACACAGACGCAAATTGACCAGCGCTCGGGGCAAACTCCTCCCGCGACGGACGATACGACGCCTTTCACTGTGCTGGAGCAGCACACTTGCCTCGACCTGGACGGCGATGGCTATGCAGAGCCCTACATAATCAGCATCGAGGCGGGTTCGAAGACCGTTCTGCAGATTGCCTGTCGCTTCGAGCGCTTTGAGGAAGACGTAGAGCGCAACGCGAAGGGCGAAATCGTTCAAATCCAGGCGACTGAGTACTTTGAGCGCTACTTGTTCCTCCCCTCCCCGGACGGCGGAGTGTATGGCCTGGGCTTTGGCGTCCTCCTCGGCCCGTTGAACGAGTCGGTCAACTCCCTTGTGAACCAGCTCATCGACGCTGGCACGATGTCGAACAGTGCCGGGGGCTTTCTCGCGCGAGGAGCGAAGCTTCGCGGCGGCGTCTACACTTTCGCTCCGCTGGAGTGGAAGCGAGTCGACTCGACCGGGGATGATCTGAAGAAGTCTATCTTCCCGCTCCCCGTGAGGGAGCCCTCCACCGTCCTGTTCCAGCTCTTAGGCCTCTTAATCCAGTACGCGGACCGTATCCCAGGGACGAACGAAGCAAACGTGGGGGAGAACATCGGGCAGAACACGCCGGCGGAAACTGCCCGGAGTATGCTCCTGGAGGGGAAGAAAGTCTACGCCGCCGTGTTCAAGCGATGCTGGCGGGCGATGCGCGGGGAGTTCAGGAAGCTCTACAGGCTCAACTCTCTCTACCTTTCAGACCAGCCGCGCAGGGTTGGCGGGGTGCAGATCTCCCGAGGGGACTACCTTGCGGACCCGAAGAGTATCATTCCAGCCGCCGACCCCAACGTAACCTCGGATGAGCTGAAACTATCCCAAGCGCAAGCCCTTATCGAGGCCGCTTACTCCCGCCCTGGCTACGACTACGTTGCGGTCGAGCGCTTGTGGCTTCGCGCCCTCAAGGTCGATGAGGCTGAGGCTGTCTACCCAGGGCCGGGGAAGGCAAACGTTCCGCCGCTGGGCGGCAAAGATCCCAAAGTCGAAGTGCAGGAGTCCAAAGAGCGGCTTGAAATGGCCCAAATGGACAGGGATACGCAGCTCGAGATCCTGCAGCTCCGTGTTGAGGCAGAGGAATCCCAAGCCAAGATCGACAAGTTGCGGGCAGAGACGATGAAGCTCTTGACTGAGATGCAAGGCGAGCCCGCGAAGCAAGAACTCGAGAAGATGAACGTCATCTTCGACGCGATGAATATGAAAGAACAAAACACAATCAACCGCATTGACTTGATGCTTAAGGCCAAGAAACTGCAGGTTGATGAGAAGAAGCTGGAGAAGGCAAATGCCGGAGCTAAGTAGCACACCTGAAGAGCAAGCGTTCAAGGACTGGTTGCTTAATCCAGTGACGAAGAAGCTGCGGGAAGCCGCTGAGAGGCGGAAGGAGACGCTGAAGGAAGAGTGGGCGTCAGGTTCCTTCACTGCGATGGAGCACTTCGGGACCGCGACACTGAACGCGAAAGCGATCGGGCGGGTGCAGGAGTTATCCTGGATAATTGAGCTAGACTTTACGGACCTTTACGAGGAGATGGAAATTGGACTCCGTCCAGAGTAGTGTGTTGAGCAACCCCTCGGGGCTTCGCCCGGCAGGTCGGGCTGTGCTTGTGCTGCCTTACGAGCCAGAATTTGACCGGGCGAGGCGTGAGAGTAACTTGATTATCCCCCAAACCGTGCGGGAAAGCACGATGATGCTGGAGAATCGCGCAGTCGTCATCGCAGTAGGTGCGGCGGCGTGGGATGATGAGAAAGAGCCGCGCGCACGCGTAGGGGACTTAGTCCTCATCACGAAATTCGCGGGCTTCGTGAGCCTCGGGGCGGATGGGAAGATCTATCGCCTTGTGAATGACAGAGACATTTTTTGCGTAATCGAGAAGGAGGCCGAACATGGCTGAGGAAGGCGAGCAGGTCCTGGACGAAGGGCAAGAGGATGAAGCGGTTCTGGAGAGCAAGGCAGACCCCGCGGTACAAGCACAGGCGCAGCGCCTTGGCTGGATGCCGCCGGAGCGTTACAAGGGTGACCCAGAGAAGTTCGTCGACGCGGATGAGTTTGTGCGGCGGGGGGAAGAGGTTCTTCCCATCATTCGGCAGCAGAAAGCAAAGCTGGAAAGCGACGTAGGCCGCCTCTCTGGGGAGGTCTCTCACCTCAAGGAGATCATCGCGAAGAACCAAGAAGCGATGGCTGCTCTGGAGGAGTATCACACGGGGGAGACGAAGCGGAAGGTTGCTCAGGTCCGCAAGGAGCTGAAGAGCGAGATCGCGCGGGCGAGTGAGGCGGGGGACCACGAGGCGCTGGCGGAGGCAACGGACCAGCTCTCGCAGCTGAATGAGCGAGTGGAAGAAACCGCGCCGGCGGCGAAGAGGCAAGAGACCCCGCCCGCAGAGCAGCTAGACCCTGGCTTCGTAGCTTGGGCAGAGGATACGGGCTGGTACGGGAAGGATCGCCGCCGGACCGCCCTCGCGAATGCTGTGGCTGTGGAGCTGCGGGAAAAGGGTGAGAAGTCAACCGGGCGGGAGTTCCTCGATCTCGTCGCGGCGGAGGTTGAGACTGAGCTTCCCCCTGTTCGCCGGGCTCGGCCCAGCCCCGAGAAGGTCGCGGGCGGTCGGTTAGGAAGCGGCTCCTCTGGCGGACGGAAGGGCTACGCCGACCTTCCCGCCGAAGCGAAGGCCGCCTGTGACACCTTCGCGGACCAGCTCGTAGGTGAGGGCCGGCGGTATAAGACGCTCGCGGACTGGCGGGCGAAGTACGCAAAAGATCATTTCGAAGAGGTATAACATGGACGCAGAGATGTTGGAACGAGCAAGACAGATGGCGGCGCAGGCTGCCCCCGGAGGGCAGGATATCTTGCCGAAGGACACGGCCGCCGCCGCCCCGCAAACGCAGAATCCAGCGGAGAGGCCGGGCCGCTCCCGCGCAGAGCGCCAGCGCGTTCCAATGTCTGTGCCTGTGCAAAAGCTGCACGTACCTGAGATTCCTGGGTATCACCTGCACTGGTTTCGGGGCCTTCCCGACCGGATCTTGCGGGCGCAGCAAGCTGGTTACGAATTCGTCGAGCACGACGAAGTGACGTTGAATAACGTGGATCTTGGTGGGGAGTCAGCCGCCAGCGGTAACACCAACATGGGAAGTCGAGTTAGCGTTGTTACGGGAGATGAGATAGGACGAGATAACCAACCTGTGCAACTAATCCTGATGAAGTTGCGCGAGGAATTGTGGCGGCAGGATCAAGAAGCTGTCGCAGATCGCAATGAGAATGTAGCAGCCGCACTTCGTGGTGGTCGAGTCGGAGCAGGGATGGCGGGTGGTGAAGGCCCTGGCGACATCGCGACGAGGTATGTGAAACAAGCTTCAAACCTATTCACCCGTAAACGTTAACTTTAAGGAGGCCTTATGGCCAATGTAGATAAACCAATGGGACTGAAGCCAGTCTCTCACCTTCTGGGAATCCCCTGGAGTGGTGGATGCCACACGTACTACATTCCGAGCACGGACAACAACGCCTTCGCGATTGGTGACCCGGTGAAGTCCGCCGGCAGCGCCGACAGCAACGGAGTTGCAAGCGTCACGCTCGGGACGGCGGGGAGTCCTCTCCGCGGCGCTATCGTCGGCTTTGGCCGCTACGAACACTTGATGGCGGATCCGAACAGCCTGGACACGAACATCATCCCGGCGACGAAGACGCACGACTACTACGCCATGGTCGCGGATGATCCTTTTATCATCTTCGAAGCCCAGGAGATCGGCACGGGTACAGCGCTGACCGCCGTGGCGGTCGGGTTGAATGCAGACCTGGTTGCCGCCGCGAACAACGGGTTTATCTCTGGCTGGGAAATCGACAACACGACGGAGGCGACTACCGCGACCCTCAACGTCCGCCTGCTCGGCCTCGTGCGGCGAAGCGACAACGCCTTTGGCGCCTATGCCAAGTGGCTCGTCATGATTAACGCTCACGAGCTGAAAGTCGGCTCGGATGGCCTCTAAGGAGAACTGATATGGCTGTAACGAACACTGGAAGCCACCCAAAGCTGCTGTGGCCGGGAGTGAAAGAGATTTGGGGGCAGCTCTACGAAGCTTACGCCCGTGAGTACACTGACCTCTACGACGTGCATACGTCGGACAAGGCGTATGAGCAGGGTGTCCAAGTGACGGGCTACGGTATCGCGCCGATTAAAAACCAAGGCGCCCCCGTAACGTATGACTCGGAGATTCAGGGCCCAGTCAACACCTATACGCATATCCCGTATGCCTTGGGGTATATCGTGACGTACGAGGAACTGCGGGACAACCAATACAAGGAAGTCTCTCAGCGCCGGGTTGAGGCGAATGCCTTCTCGATTAACCAGACGGTTGAGACGGTCGCGGCGTTCCTGTACAACAACGCCTTTGCCACAACGTACTTCGCGACGGGGGATGGAGCGGCGTTGATCAGTGCCTCTCACGTAAACGCAACGGGAGGGACTTACAGCAACGCTCTCACTCCCGCCGCCGACCTCTCTGAGGCCGCGTTGGAAGATCTTTGCATCCAGATCATGGGTGTGCAGACGGATAGGGGGCTGCTGTTCCAGTGCATGCCTGAGAGCCTCCACGTCTCTCGCCATGACTGGTTCGCCGCGAACCGGATCTTGAAGAGCACCATGCAGCCCGACGTGATGAGCAACAACATCAACGTGCTGAAGTCGACCAACGCCTTCCCGAAAGGGATCAAGCTGAATCACTTTTTCACGAACGCAGGTCCGTGGTTCATCCGCACGAACTGCCCCAATGGCATGCGGATGTACTGGCGGGACAAGCCTTCGTTTGACCAAGACAACGACTTCGATACGAAGAACGCAAAGGCCGCAACGTACATGCGGTTCAGCGTCGGGGCGACTGACCCGCGGGGTATCTTTGGTTCCAACGGTCCGTAAAGGGGTTTGGGGGGTGCAAGCCCCCCGTAACCTACGGGTAGTAACATAGCATATCCAACGTAGTAATCCTCTCAGGAGCCTCAAGATGCCTAACACGAACTTTCCTGGTGGATTTCCTCACGGCGTGACCGTTAGGGGACTGCCAATTCTTCAAGCCCAACCAGGCCGCGTGTTCTGGGTTGGGAATAGTAGTACGTTGCTTCCCGGCACTGTTGGTGGTGCGAATGGAAGCCCGGGGACGTATAACAAGCCCTTCTCTACGATTGACTATGCGGTGGGGCGTTGCTCTGCTAACTCCGGGGACATCATCATTGTGAAGCCCGGCCACGCTGAGACAATCGAGGATGCCACTTCGTTGCTTCTCGACGTTGCAGGCATCTCGATCATTGGCCTCGGAGTGGGGAGCAACCGCCCGACTCTAACGTTCAGCACCGCCGCGACGGCAAACATCCCGGTGACAGCAGCGAACGTCGCGCTGCAGAACTTCCTCTTCGTCGCTAACTTCGCGGATATCGCGAGCTTCTTCACTGCGACTGGTACGTCGACCCCGACGGACTTTGCAGTGGAAAACTGTGAGTTCCGGGATACCTCGTCGATTCTGAACGCCCTGAGCATTATTACAGGGAACGCTACGGCCAACTCGATGGACGGACTCTTGTTCAGTGGGAATAGGATCTCCAGCCTCGGAACCACAGCGGCGACCACGGCGATCGTCCTCTCTTCCGCGACGAAGCGTGTCAAGATCATGGATAACTTTGGGAATTGGGCGGTGCTGAACGACACGGCGGCGATGCTGGCGGCTGGCGCGAACGCCCTCACAGACTTCCAGTTCGGTCGAAATGTCCTGAACAAGCCCAACACGTCCAGCACTGGCGGCTCTTTCATCTCGTGCTCCAGCACAGCCTGCACGGGTCACTGCCATGACAACCGCCTCTGGCAGCTCGACAACTCCGCTGGCATCTGGATTACGGCTGGGACGAAGCTAGCCTTCAGCGAGAACTACAGCCCAATCACCGGGGCTGCAGACAAGTCTGGCCTTATCAACCCGGCAGCGGTCTAGCCTTTGCAAAGGAACATAAAATGTCATTTGAACTTAAAGGCGACTACGCAGCCGCGGCGGAAGGTCGGTATTTTACGTCTTGGTTGGCCGCTACGGCTAACACAGCGGTGGCGACAACGACCCAGGCACTTGCGTCGACCAGCCCGTCCTTGGTGATTTACAATGACCAGCCGGAAGGCGGCAAGAGCATGTACCTCCGCCGGGCACGCTTCCTCATGACTGCGGTCACGACAGGAGCGACAACGGCAGAGCACGTTGGGGTTCTCAACTCCTCGGGGGCAACACATACGACTGTTGGAACTCTCATGAGCACTCCCGTGAACGTGAATGGTGGCTCCGGGGCAGGCTCCATCGCTCGCCTGTACGGTGGGGTGAACGTCTGTGCGACGCCCGCCGCGCAGGCCCGCATTGTCCACACAGGTAACGTGACAAACTCCATCCCGATTGTCTTAGACGCTTGGGAGTTGCTGTATGGAGAAGACTCCGCCATCACCACGATGATTGGGACGATGTCACTGGTGAAAAAGATCACTGTTCCAATCGCGCCAGTCATCATTCCTCCACGAACCTACTACACGCTGGGTTTCTGGGGGGCTAGCTGGGCAGCTTCTGCACCCACCTACCGCATGGCGGTGGAGTGGATTGAGTTGTAACAAAGCGGCGGGGGAGGAATCCCCCGTCCTTTCAGGAGCCTTGAATGAAACCTACGAAGCTTAGCTACACGCCCGAGGATGACGACACAGATGGGATTGCGAACGATGTAACGGCGCTGGAAGGCGTTGCCCTCACCCTCGCGAGTGATGGACCGGCGGATGGCCTCGCACACTTAATCATCATCACGCCCTTGGGCTCGATCTCGGACGACTTTGTGATTACAGGGACAGACGCGGATGGAGTAGCACAGACCGAGACGCTCGCTAGCAACACGACGAGCGCTGTCACTTCTGTGAAGTACTACAAAACCGTCACAGAGGTTCTCGCTGCGACGCTTGGTGCGGAGACAGTCGACATCGGCTGGACCGACGACATTGTGAGTCCGACGTTTCCGCTTAACTGGCGGCAGCAAGACTTCCATGTCAGCCTAGGCGTAGACGTTTCCGGGACGATTGACTACACTGTCCAGCACACGTTTGACCCGCTCCATCCGCAGGAGCATAACGTAGCTGACCCTGCGCCTTCTACCTTCAAGTGGTGGCCGCATGCCTCCCTTGTCACGAAGACCGCCGACACAGACGGTAACTACGATTTTCCAGTCACTGCCACTCGCCTACTGATCAACTCTCTTACGGCAGGCGCGACGATCACCTTTCACATAGTGCAGGGGAACTAATATGAGCATTTCGGTTGATCCGCATAAGCTGGAGAAGCTAGAGCGGCTGAGCGAGGCGCTGGAGTTGCTGCAGAATCCAGAGGGCTATACCAAGATGATCGCAGAGGCGAAGGCAGTTCTGCGAATTCATGAAGAAGTCTCCGCGCGCTACGCCACGGTTGAGGCAGCGGAGAGGTTCTTGCAGGAGTCGAAGAAGGTCTTGACGACTGCGAAGAAGGAAGCGGCGGCTACGATGGAGGGTCTGGCAGCGGAGAAGGCAGCTTTTGAGAAGGCGCAGAAGGAGAAGATGGTTAAGCTGCAGGAAGCTGTCTTCGCGGCACAGAAGCGGGAGAGGGAGCTAGGTGAGCGGGAAGATCGGCTGAGCGCCGCGGAGAAGGAACTGGCTGGCCAGCAGGAAGCGTTCCGAGAGCAAAAAAGCGTGCAAAGCAAGTCTGTGTCAGAGACCACTGCGAAGCTAGCCGCCGAGCGCGCGGAGCTTGATCGACGTAAGGCGGCACTCACCGCCGCATTACAATAAGGACCCGCTATGGCAACCTTCAACAAGATTCAGCAATTCGTCGAGGACTTGGCGCACAAGGTCCATAACCTCGGTTCGGACCAGCTCACGCTCGCCTTGACAGCCGCCGCGAACGCTCCAGTCGCGACGAACGAAGTCCTCGCCAACCTCACAGAGATCTCGTATACTAACCTGTCAACGAGGGCGATTACTACATCTACCTCAGCGCACACGACAGGGACGTATAAGCTAGTGCTGACAGACCTTGTCCTAACCGCGAGCGGCGGTGCAGTCGCAGCCTTCCGTTACGTCGTAGTCTACAACGACACGCCTACCTCGCCGGCGGATCCCTTGATTGGCTGGTACGACTACGGCAGTGATTTAACCCTCGCGGAAAACGAGACGCTAACTGTCGACTTCGACGGCTCTGGCGGATTTATTACCCTTGTCTAAAGGTGATGAGATGAGCATTGAACTGTTAGAGCAAAACATCAAAGAGGCGAAGGCGAAGTACCAAGCTGCGTCGCAGGAGAAGGAAGCTGTCTGGCGCCCTCTGTCAAATCGCGTTGTGGCACTGCAAAAGGAGCTAACAGCGGAGATTTCAAGCGGTGCGCTGGAGTGTGATTCGTGCGGGGCGCCCCCGAGAGGTCTCTTCCGTTATCCCCAGACGCCGAAGGGAGTGCCACAGATTAAGCTGGTTGAAATTGCTTGCGCGAAGCTCTGCCGCCTAGCCGTCGTGGATCAGGACCGGGAGAAGGCCGTAGCGGCGTGGAACTTGCAGTATGGAAGGAGGATCTCCTAATGCCCTGGGTTGTGGAGTCTCCTGCGCTTGACAGTGTGACAGGGGTGCGTAAGGGCACTATGCGTGTGTGGGTGAAGACGGAAGAGAGGGCACGGTCGCTGGCGGAGGAGACAGAGGAGCGAAGCTACCGCTATGTGACGCTGGAAGAGATGCACCCGCAGGCACGCGAGAATATGGCGCGGGCCGGTGTAACGAATTAAACCGCGTGTTGTTGGAGAATTGATCCGTGTCGATCGTATCCTCTCAGAATTTCCTGGACGCGCACACGCAGGCAGACGGCACGCGCTACTGCAGGCAGGTGTGCACGGACTCTGCCGGGGGCAGCCATCAGCAACTGTTGCGCCTGTCGCCTGGCGATGATGCCGACGCAAGGCTGGCGGACTATGCCGCACGCCTGGCCGTATCGCTGGCGGAGCAGGAATACCGCAGAGTCGTTAGCCTGGACGCACCGATCGTTTTGGCGCATCAGACGAAAGAGGAATTAGCCGCGCGGTTCTGGCAGGAATTACTGGAGGCATATCGTGATGTGGACAAGGTACGCATGGGCTATCTCATCTGGTGGGTCTACAACCAATTCTCTGACGGGGATTTCACGAGCAATCAATTGCGCCTCACGTTCAACGCAGCTTACGAACGCTCGCTTAACGTCTCGCAGTGGAACGCTCTGGTGACCAATCGCTTGATCCCAATACACGATCGCTACCAGGCCATGCTTGATGAGGCGGAACTGTAATGTCGAACTACTACGTTCGCAGTGGTGCGACGGGCGGGGCGGATGGATCGACCTGGGCGGATGCATTTGTGAGCATTCAGGCTGCGTTGGCCGTCGCAGTGTCCGGCGATACGCTGTGGGTGGCGAATGATCACGCGAATACGACTTCCGGAGCATATATCTTGACAGGCCCAACAACCGGAGTCGGCGTATTAATCCTTGGGGTGAACACCAACTCTACAGAGCCACCAACGGGGTTGGCCAGTCCGCCTACGGCCTTGGAGGAAATAGGCGCCTCGAATGCAAAACTAACCATTACTGGCCGCATATTTTTCGACAGCATCATTTTTAAGTCCAGTACGTCTACCGGCAGTAGCGCCCTGTTTGCTCTAGGATCTAATATACCGTACAGCCTATATTTTCTGCGGTGCTATCTTCACTCCTTGACGACCTCCTCACTCGGCGGGATTCGGTTAGGCCCTATTGTTGCGACAACCAATGATGATGGCCAAATTGTTATAGAAGATTCTAGTTTCCTGACCACAACCACGACGCGAATGTTTGAGGTCTGTCATGGGCGGACGATCATAAAAAACTGCACACTGGATTCGGCTGGGGCCACTCCAACACAAATTTTCACGCAGCGGGTTGGGATTAATGGGGATGTGGTATTAGATTCCAGCGATTTGTCGGGAGAATCGTTTAGCTACATGATGGATGTCTCGGGGGCAGGCCTATCCCGTGTGATGATCCGCAACCTGAAGTTGCCCTCTGGTACCGTGATATCGACAGGCACAGCCGATGGTCCAGGTGGTCCAATCGTCGCGATGCATAACTGCGCTTCTGGTGACGTGTATACCAATATGGGTCGCAGCGAGCCAGCCGGAACGCAGGTAGAGGAGACGACGTTAGTCCGCACTGGTGGCTCAGATGTCTCATATCGTATCGATACGAATGCGCTTGCCGCCTACCCGAATGTTCCGTTCACTTCATCTGAAGGTGCGATGCACAACTCGGTGACGACCGAGCAGACATTGACCGTCGAAATCCTGCACGATACGAACGTAGCGGCAGGGCAAGGATCAGGGACTGACTTCGACTTTACGAACGCGGAAGTTTATCTGCGCGTCATGGCGCTAACGACAGCGGGATTCCCGCTAGGCGAGTGGATGAGCGATGCGTCTGCGGACGTGTTTGCCACACCAACGGATCAGGATGCATCGAGCGAGGCGTGGACGACTACAGGCATGACGACGCCGGTTAAGCAAAAACTCTCAGTCACGTTCACTGCGGCGGAGGCTGGATATCTGCATTGGGAGGTTTGCGTTGCGGCGGCTAGCAAGACGCTCTATGTGGATCTATCGAGCCCGACGCTGAGCTAATGGCTACCTCGCGACTGATTCCGGGCTATGGCTTCATCGTCGAGACGCTGGACGAGGATAAGCTACTTCCGGGGTATGGGTTTATTGTTGAGACGGAGGCGGCGGGTGGCGCCTTTACCCTCACTGCTGAAGCCGGTTCGTACACCCTAACAGGTCAAGCCGCCGCTCTCACCAAGCAAAGTTTACTCAGCGCAGCGGCCGGAAGCTACGCACTAACTGGTCAAGACGCGGGGCTTTTCGCCGGGCGCTCCTTGCTTGGTGCAACAGGCGCTTACGCCCTGACAGGCCAGGACGCTGGCCTAATCAAAGCGAGTCTCCTCGCCGCAGCTACTGGTGCGTACAGTTTAACAGGGCAGGACACAGGGCTTGTCTACACTCCGCTGGGCAACTTCACACTCACTGCGGAGGCAGGCAGCTACGCACTGACTGGGCAAGCAGCTAGCCTATTAAAGGCCAGCAGCCTCCTCGCAGAACTCGGGACGTTTAGCTTAACGGGGCAAGACGCAGGCTTGCTCGCCGCGAGGCAGCTTCTTGCTGAGGCTGGCGCCTACGCGTTGACAGGTCAAGATGCGGGGTTACTCAAGGCTAGCCTATTGGCTTGTGTCCTGGGGGAGTACACCCTTACAGGTAATGAAGCTGCTCTCACCTACACGCCGCAAGGCGCTTTTCTCCTCACGGCAGATACGGGGGCTTACCTACTAACGGGGCAAGCTGCCTCGCTCTTGAAAGACAGCATTCTTGCCTGCGGCACAGGCGTATATGTGTTGACAGGCAACGCAGCGGGGTTATCAATCAACGCAGGAGCTACCGTCATTCTCTTTCAGGGCGTCAGCTCCGCCGACGGACCTACGCGGCACCAGGGCATCTCCCGGCCGACAATCATACTGACAGACGCTGGCGGCGGCTTCTACACTGTGGAGAAGACGTACCAGGTCTCTGGCAACTTCAACCCCGAGTCAGTTTCCGCCGAGACTTACCTAATCGATGGAGAACTTCCGTGACAGCACCAGCTCTTAACACTCCATTCGCCGTAATCAAAGACGCATTCCATGACGCCGGGCTGACGCAGCTTGGCCAGTTTCCCGACAGCGACCAGATCGTCTTGGGCATGGGGAAGTTAACAGACTTAATCAACCTATGGCAGACGGATGGGCTGAAGCTCTGGCTCAACGTGGACACGGAGGTGACCTTGGTTGCAGACCAAGCGACCTATACCTTCATGCCCTCCGGGGATGTGGATATGGCGAAGCCGCATCGAGTGCTCCAGGCTTACTACCTTGACACTAGCAATGTTCGCCGGCCGCTTACTCCGCTCTCCTGGGAAGAGTACCTGCGGCTCAGCCAGGTTACCGGGAACAGCGGCGCGGTTAATTCCTACTTCGTCAACAAGCTCCAGTCTCAGCTCTCTGTCTCCTTCTGGAACACGCCGGATGCAACTGCTGCCCTTGGGACAGCCCACGTCCTCCTGCAGACCCAAGTGACAAACTTCACCGCAGTTGACGAGACGATGAACTTCCCCAACGAGTGGCGGATTGCGCTACGCTGGGGACTGGCGGACGAGCTGGCAACTGGACAGCCCCAGGCCATTATGGATCGCTGCGAGCGGCGGGCGGCAATGTTCAAGGCTGCGCTCGAGGACTGGGATGTTGAAGATGCCCCGACAAGGTTCCAGCCGGATATCGCGCAGTCCTACCCGCAGGGGAGCTTTCGGTAATGGCGCAGCAGTCTGACACCGTTGGAATCCCAAAGAGGCTGCCTCTAGTTAGCCAGGCTGCGAACCGGGATACTTCGCCGGCGAAAGACGCGAGGATGGTGAATTGCTTTGCAGAGAGAGCGGGGGAGAGCGACTACCGGATTTATAAGCGACCTGGCCTACTGGAAATCGCGAGTCTGTCTGAGACGGGAGTAGGCAGGGGGATGTACAACTGGCGGGGGAATGTTTACACTGTCTTCGGAGCGGCCTTGTTCAAGAATGGGACCAGCCTCGGGACAGTGGACGCGAACGGGATTTACCACTTCAGTGAGTGTCTAGGCGGAACCCCGCGGCTGTTCCTCGCGAATGGGATTGAGGCTTACACGTGGGACGACTCAACCTTGACCAACGTGACAGATGCGGACTTCCCCTCCGCCTTTGTCCCAGGAAGTGCGTACCTCGACGCCACGACTTACGTCATGACAGCCGCCGCGGTTATTCAAGGAAGCGACCTCGACGACCCCGAGGCGTGGGAGCCTTTGAACTTCATCACCGCTCAGATCGAGCCTGACCAGGGCGTCGCAATAGCGAAACAGCTTGTCTACGTCGTTGCATTTAAGCAGTGGACCACGGAGATCTTCTACGACGCGGAGAACCCGACGGGGAGTCCGCTTGGTGCAGTCCAAGGCGCGAAGGTCTCCTTCGGCTGTGCGAATGGGGAGAGCGTCCAGCGGATTGATGACACGCTGCTCTGGCTCTCCACCACGCGGGAGGCCCAGCCACAGGTCGTGCTGATGAGTAATCTCAAGGCCGAGGT